TTGTATTCAGTACTAGGAGTTTCCGCAGGGTCTGAATATGTTATAGAGGTAGCAGTACCGTTATAGTTTCCTGTTTCATCTGTAACATCTCCATCTAGCTTATAATGCGCAGCTAGGTTAGCAGTAGGAGCATTAGTGTTTAAAGCTAAATTAGATATATCTGACGCACTTAAGGCAGTAGAGTACATTCTTATTTCGTCTAATTCCCCATCATACATATCTGCGCTACCACTACCTTCAACTCTTCCTAGATAAATATCTTGTGTTACTCCGTCACCAATAGTAAGCGATGTGTTATGGGTTGAATCTAATACACCGTTTAAATATAAAATTACTTGTGTTCCTGTTCTAACGTAAGCTATATGATTCCACTTGTTCTCTGTTAGTGTTCCTGTAGAGTAATAACTTGCTGAACTTGAACCTTTCTCATTAACCCTTACTGCACCTGTTGTGTGTTGACCAAAATACATACTTCTTTGGTTCTGGCTACCTGTACTCCATTTAGAAATAAATTGAGTAGCTTCTGACAAATTATGAGGTTTAGCAAATAAAGAGATTGTAAAATCTTCTGACGAAAAATCAATAGGAGTAGTAGCTGTTGCAGGTATTGTCACATAACCTCCGTCTCCACTAAATACAGCACTCTGTCCGCTATCTATATCCTCGCCTATTATACCTGTATCATTTGCATTACCATCTAATTGGTATAAAGCAACACCTGAATTATCATTAAATATATCCGTAGTTTCTATAGTAGTAGAAGCGTGAGTTTCTCCATATAGAGTAGTTACTTCTGTAGAAGATAATTCTTTGTTGAATATTCTTACTTGGTCTATAGAACCATTTGCCCACTGTTCTGGAGTTTGAAAAAACCTCCCTATTCTTATTCCACTACCTTGCCTTGAATTTCCATTACCAAATGTTATCCCTGTTTGTTCTACACCATCTATAAAAAATTTAGCAGTAGAAGAATTACTAACTTGTACATAATGATGCCAATTTCCATCATCTAAATCTATACTTGAATTAAAATATCCATATTTACTTCCCTCTGAAAAACTAAATCCTACTGTATTTGCGGAGGGTGCTTGTAATTCAAAACCATCAACCCAACTCCCTCTACCTATAGTTGCAATAGGACTTCTTTGATTTTGCGTTGTTTTAAACCAAGCCGATATAGATATATTTGAACTCCATATCGACGTAGAAGTATTATAAATATAACTACTACTACCATTAAATACCGCACCTCTATTTATATACCCTCCTATACGTTGAGTACTTCCGTTACCTGTATATAGTACAGTATTAAAGTGTTCTGATGGAGTGAATACCGCATCTGCTGCTGCTGCTTTAGGAAAAAACTTTTTATTTAAAGCCATATTATAAACTTATATCGTACTGTACTACTTGTGCTTTTGTGGTTAAATCATTTATTACACTCTCTTTAGTTTCTACGCTTGTCCTTATTGCCGCTCTAGCATCTGTTATAGCTGAATCAGTAGTATTTCCTAACTCAGTATCTCTTATAATAACCCAGTCTGTTTTTGATAGTTCAGAATTAGCATTTGATTTTAGGTTTGCAATCTTTTGTTCTTTTAGTTCGGCTAAAGTCTGACTCCAAGTCTTATTAGTCTTTGGGTAAGTAAATTGTGTATTAGCACTATCCCAAAATATCTCTCCTAAATCGTGTATTCTCGAATCGTAACCATCTGGTATTACAACGTCAAACAAACCTTCTGCCTTTTGCTCGCCTCTAGTTAATTGGTCAAAGCCGCCAAGATATTCTTTTTGACTTCCCTCAAATGATTTAGGTACTGATTGATATACTTGTATTGTTCCGTTTCTATTAATTGCGTATGCCATAATTATGATGCTATTTGTGAGATTTGATACCAAGCCTCTGACGTAGATATAAATTTAAACTCAATTATATTTTTAGTTGAACTCGTGTCATCATAAGTACCTGCTAATTTATTAAAAGTACCTGCTGAACCATTAATATTCCCAAGCGCTAGTGTATATGAAGAACCGCCACCAGTAATTATTATAGTACAAGTTGAACCAATTTTAACATTTGTAAATGCTAATGTAGTAGAATGACCTGCTGTCCAAGTAAATACATCAGCTGTAGAAGTGTTTATAGTAATTGCAGTTGCTGAAGTTACAGCACTACTAGCAGTATATCTATCTGCTAGTTGGTCGTGTCCAATAGCATCGTTTGCTATTACGTCTCCTGTTACTTTTGTTATCGCCATATCTTATTTTTTACAAATTTACGAAAGTTTTATATGAGTTACTTCTATATTATTAGTGCCTGTTTGTGGTGCGGTTGTAAAGGTCAAAGTAGTGCCGCTTGTTGAGTAATTTGATTTTGACTGATAAACTCCGTCTATATAAATTTGAAGATTATTTTTATTGGCTGGCTCAGTTGTTAATGTAAATGTAGTATCCGAACCATCCCCATTAAAAGTATCTATTTCTATACTAGGAGTTCCGCCTATAGCCACAGCGTGCGTAACCTCAATATTATCTGTACCTGTAGCTGGTGCTGTTGAAAATGTTAACGTCGTCCCACTTGTAGAATAATTACTTTTAGACTGGTAGACTCCATCTATATAGATTTGAAGATTATTTTCGTTTGCTATAGTATTGTTTAAATTAAAATCTACTGTAGAACCGTCTCCATCAAAACTCTCTACGTTTATTGTAGTAGAACCTCCAACAGCTGTACCATTAGACGCTGATGTAATCCTGCCTTGAGCGTCAACAGTTATATCAGCAGTTGTATAACTGCCAGCAGTAACTGCTGTATTAGCTAGTTTGTCTGCGGTTATAGCGTCATCTATTACTTTATCAGTAGTTACCGCATTATTAGCAATAGTTAAAGCCGTTGAACCTGTTACATCGCCAAAATGGGTTGCGTTAGTTACTTTAGCTGTATTTGCTGCAATCGCCGTATTTATTGAATTTGCTAATTTATCTGTAGTAACCGCGTCATCGTTTATCATTGAAGTTTCTACAGCACTTGCTCCAATGGTAGTAACGCCAGCACTACTAATAGTAACGTCTCCACTTACACTTACATTATTAAAATCAGTACCATTAGAAACTAAAATATCGCCACTAGTTGCGGCGCTTAAATTGTCATCAAACTGGTCAAGTTTTGGAGGAGTTACTGCATTAGCTTGAATTGCGCTGGTATCAATATCAGCACTAAAAGTAGTGCCAGTAATATCAATACCAGTTCCAGCCGTTATTGCTAGATTAGCAAAAGCGTTAGCTTTTTCAGTTGTAGTTAGATTTTGATTGTTTATGTCAATTCTAAGCCTATTACCCAAAGCAGTTGTAACGGTTGTACTAAAGTTAGCGTCGTCTCCTAATGCTGCGGCTAATTCGTTTAGCGTATCTAAAGCGCTAGGGGAGTTATCTATTAAGTTAGTTATTTCAGTATCTACATAATCTTTTACAGCGGCGTTACTGGGTACGTTAGAGTCTGAATCGTTAGAACTAATGCCAGAGCTTTCTAATGTTAAACTAACTACAGCTCCATTAGCCAAAAGTAATTGGGTCGAAGTTCCGCCAGTTTTTATTATGCTAGCTCCAGTAATAGTACCATCAGCGGTTAAAGCTCCAGTATTATTTATAGATATATTTATATCGTTACCTAAACCGTCTGTTAGCTCTATGTTAGATGACCCAACAGATGAATTATCTGACGTTTTTATTAAGCCATCATAAGTATCTTTTATTTTAGTTCCGCTTAAGCTAGTACCCATACCTAAATTTTATACAAAAATACAAATTAAATTTCGTTCCAGTTCTTATCTTCAGCGTTCCAGTTTTTGTCTCTGGTTTGCCAGAAATTTTTATTTTTTTTTAAGACTTTTTTTCTATAGCGACCAGCTTTTGGTCTTAATGTACCTCCAGCGCCTATCATTGTGGAACGTGGCGCAAATAGCAAATAATATGCCCTTTAGTTAACGTTAAATCGGTAAAGTTGCCGTATATAATTTGCCCATCTAGTAGGTCGTAATCAGTTAGCGTAGTGTCTCCAGCTGGAGTATCATTAGTACCGCTAAAAGTCGCTGAGGTTATACATTCAATCATACAGAAATATTCACCGCTAACCGTAGTAAGATTATCAGCACCTTTAATAAGCGTACGCATTCCAAAGTCGCCAAATGACATTCTTTGGAAGTTGTTAGTTGAATATAAATCTTTAGTAGCCATAACTATTTCTTTTTTGCTGGTTTATTTTTCCCTTTTTTTTGCGCTCTAGTGCAATGGCTATATTTACCTCTACGGTTTAATGACTTGCCCATTACTTTGTTTTATCTTTTAATTTCTCAAAAGTCCTTAAACCACCTAGCCCTAGCATCCCCATTAAGACAGTAAAAAGGCTATTAGTGTCAAACTCTATAACCTTAATATCCGTATATGATAAAAGCAATGGCATAATAATATAATGAAAAGCAAAAGCTATTCCACAGACCCAACCGATAAAAGGACGCCATCCAGCCACAAACATACTTCTATGCTGAGCCTCTACCTTGTTAATCTCCGCTTGGAGTTCTATAAGGCGCTGAGGGTCTAACTCTTTACCCTTAATAGCCTCTCTAATATCTAAAGCTAAACCGCCTAGATTAGAATTACCATTATTTCCTTTTCCTAATAAACCTAGTAAAAACTTAATCATATTTTAAAGTATTTCCGACAGTACCGCTAACTATATAACCAGATAACGTCTGGGTCTTTAGTTTCTGAGGTGTCGCAATGTATAAAGGTACGTCCGATTCCAACCCTAGATATGCCAGCGTCAAGGAGTGCCTTTGTAATAATAAACCGCTCTCTTGAGTTTGTGCAATGTATATCTGCGGCTTTGCCTTCAATATGGGCTGAGTCTGGCTTTGAGTTTGGTAATGAGTCATTATGGGCTTGAGTTCTAAAACCAGAGTTAATTTTAAAGCTAATACCAGCCAAATCACGAGCCAAATCAAGTTTACTAAGAAAGTCGGAATCCATTTTAGACCCAGAGCCTTCTTCAGAGGGGCAGTCAAACTCATTTAAAGTAAAGTACTTCATTTTTTTATTTTGCCAATTTCTTTTTTAATATCTGCTTTTAACTCCTTAAATTTATTTTCTAATGCGTCTGGTATTCCGTCTTTATCCTTATCAGTAAAAACACCGTAAAGAGTTAATCCCATCATTACAGCAGTAGCGAGCATTATGACTGCAATTATAATTATTAAAGTTTCCATATTTATTTATTTATTGTTATTTATTTTTTAGGGGGGTTGTGTTTGTTATCGAAATCAATTGCTGCCTTGAGGATAATTTTATCCATAACTGCATCTTGATTCTTTAACATTTCTTTTTGTAAATCAATTACCATTTCTTCTAGCCTATCTTTAGCAGCTACAAGCATCTGTATTTGATGTTCTTTTTTTTCTAATGTAGATTTTAAAATATTTACATCGTCTGGGATTGTGCCGCTTATAGTACTTATTAAAATTGGTATTGATGCCGCTATAGAACCAATTAACATTAGTACGATTTCTTTATTAGATTCTAATACTGGAAACTGTATTAATGTAATTATAATACCGACTATAAATAGAAATACAAATAAACTGCCTGCATAGCTTCGTATTGATTTTGCCGCTCCATTAGATGGTAGTTTCATAATTACTATTTTTTTAATTTATCTTTTATCTGTATCAAAGTCCAAATCAAAGAGGCTACTAAAACCAACGTACTTAATATCATATTTATATTTACTAGACTAAAACCTACAGCGCCCATATTAATAAACCAAAGTCTTAAATTTTCTTCCATTTTTTATATCTTTTCTACTCTGTTAGAAATTTCCATTATAGCTCTAAAGTATGTTTTATCTTGTAAGTCATCTTCTAAGTAAGTTGTATTCTCATTTATGGAAGTATAAACTTTAAAACCATCGCTACTTAAATCATAATAACCAGAGCTTCTAGTTCTAATAAGATTAAGCACTTCGGAAACTATTTGATTACTCTGTAGCTCTCCGCCGTCGTCTGAATTAAAAGCAGTTACTGCTTCTATTCTTGTTATGCATTGAGAATTAAAACTAGTCGTATTGTTATCAATTTCGTTACTGCTTATAGAACTTACCTTTATATAGGGTTCAGAGGCACTAGACGGCACTCTGTTATAAATTGGTACATAACTACCATTTATAGTAATTGCATCCGTTAAACGGTCTATAATTGCCTTTCTTATAAAATGTAGAGCCTCATTCATCTAGTAGCTTTTTTAATTGTGTTATCTAGTCGGTCTAGTAATTTCTTTAACTCAACCCTTATAGAGCTAAAAAAAAATGGTCTAGCTGGTAGATTGACTTCTTTTATGCCCTTACCTTTGAACTGCATCGCATAAGAGGCTGGTAGACCTAAGTCCGTTAAGTCCTCTAAATCTACGAGCCGAGCAGTTCCGAACTCTACATAAGGCGCGTAGTTTGCTTTTGCTTTTACAAAGCCTTTATTATTTGATGCTCCAGCTACTATGCTTTGTTTTAAACCTCCTTTGTCTACTACGACGCTAGACTTCATTCTATCAGCGCCTTTAAAAACAGTTTGCCCTATTTCATTAGACAGCTCTTGAGTTGACAGCTTTCTTAGCTTATCTAGTTTCCTAGTAAGTTTTTTAAGGTCTGTTTTATTTAATTTGACGTTAACCAATTTTAGTAGCTTTTATGGTTGAAAAATATTTATGAATTGAATCATAAATCTCTTTAATTCTATAATCTCCAGAAACTCCAGAAATAGCTAATAAATCAGTTTTTAAAATAGTCTCCGCTGTTTTTTTTCTAACAGTCAGCTCTATTTCAAGATACTGCTGGCGCTTTCCGTTTTCTTGTACTATCTCGCCGCTAGTTTCTTTTTTATTAGCCCATATAGTAGAATTAACAGCGCTAGTAGAAGTAGTACCCCCAAAACCGTCAGCGGTCTTAGTAAGCCTCTTAACCTCTACTCTAGTATCTAGTTTTCCAGCGTCCATTAAATAAACATAGTTTTATACCCAGATAAAATGCTTTTAACGTTTATTGGTATAATGTTAACTTGTCGCTGACCTATAACAAACTCGGCTCTATTGTCGTAGAATGTAGATACTAGTCTTAGTACAGCTTGCTTTAATAAACTGTCATCTAGCCCAGCTGTAGTATAAGCTACTTGCACTTCTTTAGCTGGTAGCTCGTTTAGCTCTACAATCTCATTATCTAGACCTTTAACCTCATAGGTAGCCGCTGTACCGTCAACAGTTACAGAAGTAATAGAGGCAACTGGCGCAAATGGTAAAACAAAGCGCTCTTTTTGAAATGGAGTATAATAGGTTCTAGTCTTTGCTACAAGGTCTTTACTTATATAGTTTTCAACCCATATTCTAGCCTCTGTAATCATTTCGCCTATTATAGTGTCATCAGCGCTAGTATCAACTCTAATAAAATCCTTAGCCTCTGAAGTAGTAACTAATTCGCTGCCAGTTGTAGAGTTAATCTTAACTTGGCTATGAAAGTCGTTAGGGTTTTCACTAAAGTATAAACTTCTATAATATGCCATTATTTAGCTTTTTTAGTAGCTCTTTTTTTTGGAGCTTTTGCTTCTTTGGTCTCTACCTTAGCCTTTACTTCTTTTACCTCTTTTACCTCTTCGGCTAATACTCCTATACCTCTATTAATATAGTGATTAGCTAATTTAGTTTCTAGGTCGTGAATTTCGCCTTCGCGTCTCCAGCCAGCTTGTCCAGATATAACGTCTTTTTTTATTAAGATTTTCATAAGATTATTATTTATACAAAGATAAAAAAAAAGCGCCATAATAAAATTACAGCGCCTAACAACCAAAACTCTTACTATGAATAAAAGAATTATTCAAATGCAAAGTTATTAAAAAAAACTTTATGCTTATTAAATTTAGAAAGTCTTATAGAGGTAGGCATATTTTTTACATTTTGAAAGATAAAAAAACCTTCATAGTATTTAACCCAGACGGCAAAATAATCAACTGCACTAGTGCTGTAAATTGACCTAGCGCTGGATATTCTACAATGGACAGACTTGTTTAAGCCTATTGGCTTCTTACCAGTAGATTTTACTTGTATTTTAAAAAGATTTTTTCCATTATCTATAATACAATCATAGGCGCTAGAATCTAAAAGCGGAAAACTTACCTTATAACCTCTCTTTAAACATTCGGTAGCGAATAAGTACTCTGCTAAGCAACCTCTTAAATTATTATCCAATTTGGTTTGGTTTGTACTAAAGTACAAAAAAACCCCCAGCTGAGTATTAACAGAGCTGAGGGTACAATCAACTAAACAAAACAAACAAATTAAACTAAGGCTTTTTTTTATCTATGCCCGAAAGATACTTATTTAAAATTATAATTTTTTTTATGCTTTTGTCTATTTGTTGCATACTTTTTTTAAAAGTGTCCTTCTCTATTTCCATACCTATAAATTACAAATGATATTAATAACATAAAAATAGAATCATACAAAGCGTTAAATCTGTAAATCATTCTAACAGACCACGCCATAAAAAAAAGTATTAAAATAATATTTACAGCTCTCTCCATAACTAACTAGTAAACATTAAAACAGCCAAACCTATACAGCCTAAAAAAACTAAAGTGTCTCTGGAAAACCACCAGATAAAATTTAAAAGACCTTTAAGGTTTGATTTTTTCGATTCAATTTCAATAAAAATATATTTTCTCATAATTAAAATTTAGTTAGACAATAAGAGGGCGTTGCCGCCCTCCGTTTTGATTGTTTTTATTTTTCGTATTTCCAGACTCTTGTCCAAGACTGTTCACTATAATATTTCCAGAAATCTTTTTTTACTCTTGTTAGATGACCTTTTGTTAAATATTGTCTTTTGCCATCTATAAGAATTTCATAATTCCAAAACTGGTCTCCCTCTTCTGGATATTTTAAATAAGGTTTTACAATTACATCTTTACCAGTTAGCTTATAAAGTTCGCCATCTAAACCAGAGTAAGTTTCTTTTGTGATTAATGTTCTCATAATGTTTGTTTTAAGTTATTTTGATTGTTAATTATGATGCTAATTTAAAAGTATTTTTTTAATTACCAAACCTTTTTAAAAGTTTTTTTTAAATTTTTTTATTATTACAGCATAAAAAAGGGTAACCTATAAAAGTTACCCTCTTTAAAATTACTTACTTTATACCTTAGTATTAAGAAGTCTCAAGTGCAGTTTTAGCTGTGCTAAACGTTCCTTGTACAATCGCATTAGGCTGATAATTTGTCAAAGCGCAACGCTCTTGAGCGCGGACTGTAACAAAACCATCACGGAAATTAGTGGAATCTTCTCTTGAAAATTCGACTCCTAAACCGTCTCTAATCCATAATTGAGTAGCAACACTTAAGTTACCTACTAAGAATTTACCAGCAGTTACAGCTGTATTCAAAGTAATTGGCACTCCCATAATCGCTGGCTGTACGCCTTGGATTACTTGGTTTTTCAAATACTCATTAGCAGTAGATTTCAATAAAACGATTTTATGGAAGTCAACTGGGTTCAATATAATAGAATCAGCTTGATAGTTACTAGCTGCTAACTGGTCTAAAGCTGCAATAAGTACATCGTACTCATTAGCTGACTCAATAGACTGGTAAAAATTAGCTGAGCTAGAAGTTACAAAAGCAGCTCCGTCAGTAAATAAACCATCTAGGTTAGGGCTTGAACCGTCACCGTTAAGAATCTCAGTGTCTTCAATAGAAAGTACTTTATTAGGTACTCTAGCTGATAAATAGCTCGTAAGCTGTGGAGTATCTGCTAGCATCTCTTCAGTAATTCTCATAAAAGTGCCAATCTTTTCAACGTTTACAGACGTAGCTGTAATATCAAAGTCAGACTGTCCTAGAGTAGAACCTTGAGCTGTAGCAGCCGCTCCGTCGTCGTATGCGCTTTCTTTTGGAAAACGAATAGTTTGAGCATCAGTAGAACCGTTAGGAATCAATGAGCGAATATGTACCGCTCTACTAGGGTCAAATTTAACGTCTGGAATTACAGTTTCGCCAGCTACAACACCAGTAAAGGCATTAGCCATTGTCATATCCCCAGCTTTTACTTCAAAGCGAGCAGCGTTTGTACTTCCTTTAATCATAGCGTCAATTGCGCCATCTTTTAAAGCAGCCTCTAAAGACCCTTTAAAAGTTTTAGCAGTTGCACCGCTTAGAGTCTTTTTTGACTCCATCTCGATAGCGTCCATTCTTTTAGTAGCCGCCTCGAACTCTTCATTATACTTATTAGTTAGATTGGAAATCTCAGACTTTAGAGATGCCTCAACTTCGCCTTTAGCGTTGTCTTGAGCAGCGTTAAACGCTTTCTCTATTTTTTCGTCTACAATGTTTCCAATTTGGTCTAACTGGTTTTTAACTTCTTCAGTCATTTCAAATTATTTTAATTTATTAAACAAATATTGATACATCTCACTAACTTCATTCTTTACCTCGACTGGCTCAGTAACCTCTATATCGGTTGGCTGAGTAGATAATTTAGCAAATAGTGATTTTAGTTTAAGTATTTCAGCTTCTAGGGCATAGCCTAAGTCGTCTGAGATATTCCCCTTACGAATAAGTTTTGCCATATTGTCGTAGCGCTTAAGTACCTTGTTAGGGTCATAGTTCCCTTTTACGTCCATAATAAGCGCTTGGTCGTTTGCTGCTAGAGTTACGGCTGAAACTTCATAAAGTTTAACCTCTGTAATATTTCTAACACCGTCGACCATATCTTTTTGAATAGGTAAAATACCTACTGAGTTTTCTGTAATAACTCCAGCTTTGATTAGTTCGATAACGTCGTTACCTAAAGTAGTCTTAGCTATTTTAGCCTCGAATACTAAACCTTTGTCATCCTCCTCTAGCATTGTCATTTTGCCTAGAGGTTTATCCATATCGTGCTGGTATAAGTATTTGACTCTTTGACCATTTTCTGTAATGGTTTTTCTATAAGAGCCTTTTCTTATAATATCATTATCTGAGTCTTTATTATCAAATACACTAGCATAGCCCTTGACTACTCCAGCTTTTTCATCAGCGTCTAGGAGTTCGCCTATAGGCGCTTGTTTATATAAAATTGTTTCCATAATGCAAAGATATTAATTTTCAATGTAATCAAAATCTAACCAGTCTGGTCGATTTCTATCTGTTATTATTTTTATTTCTCGCCCTCTGCTTTGCTTTAATATTTCTAATGTAGTTTCCTCGCCATAGAAAAAAATTAAAGAAGTCAATGACTCAGCCTCTGGATAGTTTTCGGAGTATGTAAGCATTAATTGCTGTAGCATCATATTTAGTATTTATTAATAATTCATCAACTAATTTTATTAAGTCATCGTAAAGCTCTGGGAAATATTTTTTAAAGACTGGATTGCCTACAAACCTATTTTCGTAAGCGTGCGCCATAAACTCTTCATATTGCATACTTTTATATCTAAAATAATCTCTCCAGCCGTGACCCCATCCAATTTGGTTGTTAGACAAACTACATAGGTAGTCTGCAACTGCTCCAGAGTATTCTTTAATTTCTGTATCCGTAAGGTTTGGAAAATCTTTTCTAATCTTATTATCCAAATAAGGTCTATAGTTTTTCCAGTAGTTTTTATTAGAAGTAGCTGAGGTTTTGCCACCCCCCCAGTTTTTAGTTAAAGCCTTTCCTTTGTTAGTTAATTTTGCTGTAGCTCTATCCATAAAGATACTACTATGTTTTTTATATAAAGCCTCTATTCTAGCATCTGTTTTATATATACTAATTAAATTTAAATCAGCATTAATAGCGTGTCCGAATTCGTGAGCTAATATTTGTTTTTCAAAACCCTTATAGCGCTCTGAAGATATCTGTATTGTTCTATTTCTATTATTAAACCAAGAGCCGTCTTCAACATTTTTACCTAGTCTTCTTGAATATTTAATTTTAGCCTTTTGTAGTTTTATTGGCTTTTTGAGATATTGCAAATAAGAGTCGTCAAAGTCTTCTAAGCCTTTAAAGTCGTCCCAGTTACTAGGTCTAAACTCGTATTTAGCTGCTTCTTCAGCCGCCTCGCTTACTTGCTGAGGTTTAGGTTTAAGTATATCGTCAACTGCATTAGCTGAGTCTAAACCTATAGCTCTACCAGCGCTTAATCCATAATCAAAGCCAGTCAATGGCGTTATAGTCTGAGCCTCTGCTTTTGGAAATGGCGCAATAGCACAGCGACAGTTTACAACGTTTGCAGCTGAGCCAGCTGGGTCTCCAGCTCGGTCTAGCATTTCTCCGCCTACTTTAAATTTATCGTTAAAGTCTACTATTTGACCATTAGCGAAAGCGTGAGCTGAGCGCTCTCTACCATCCATTGAGGTTATCCATTTCTTCTGCAAGCTGTTTTTACCATAGACGTCAGTAGCCGACTGCATAACGCCTAAGTTAGCGGCATTAGTAGCCTCAGTTCTTACTATCCTTTCAGCTTGATAACGTCCTAGCTTATTAAACCTCTGCCTCAGAATGCGCCCTTTTTCGGCAGCACCTCGACTCTGGAAGTCCGCATCCGTCATTAATTTCTTTAATGTCTTCTCCAGCTCCTTTTTCGCAGTTCCTTGTACAGTTACAACTCTCGCCGCTGCAACCCTTTTTCCCTCTTTTGCAAATATTGTTTCCCAAGTGTCCTTATATTTATTTGTATCTAATTGTTTTATTATGTACTTGTCAATGCTATTAGCATACCAACCAGCAAACCTAACAGCAATATCGACGTAAATAGACTCGTAAATTTCATCGTATTGAGCCTTTAAAAATAAATCGTTAAAATTAGAGGTCTTTCCAGTTTTAAGAAACTGGTCTAAACCTTTATCATATTCTTTTTTATAATAAGACCTTACAGCGCCTATCTGTTTTTTTTCTCCTATTCTAAGCTGCTTATCGTAGGCTCTTATATATTTGTCGTCTTTGACATCAGCCATAACTTAAGCATTTTCTGAAATGCGTTTAGCCCAAGATACCATAGCAGCGCCACCCCAGAGGTTATAAGCTACGTAGCCTTTATCTCTCCAAGGTTCATCTTTAAACTTAGGGTCTATTTTAGCATTTTCTTTATGCCTAGCTAGAAAGCTATTAACCCTCTTTACGGTTGACAAACTAAGCGCCTCTCTCTTAGCTAATTGGTTAGCTCTTTGCCAGCCTACACTAGTACCCCCTTGTACAACGCTACGCCCATATTTCTCACGCCATTCTAACATACGCTTAGCGTTATTAGTTGCGCCTTGAGGATAGTCGTCATAAGTTTCTGCTTTAGTTTTTTTAGAGCTGAGGTTATGCGCCTCTGGTAATAGGTCTGTATCGTAAGGCTTACGTCTAAATTTACCAGTTCTTAGCGCATATAGTAACCCATTAACCCTGCCTAAAGCCCATTGTTGTTCGTTACTAACGTTAGGTCTAACAGAGCTAGGATTAGTTCTATAAGCACCTACACCTCTAACGAATGACCTAGCTAGCATTGAATAAGTAGCTCGTTTAGCTGGGTCGTCTCCATATTTCTCATTATGGTCTTCTACCTTGTTTTTAAGAGCGCGCTCCATAGTAGCTGAAATTTGTGGCGCTTTAGTAATTACTTCTAAATTTTCAGAGTCTGTATTTTCGTCGTCATCATATTCTGCATCGGTATCATAGTAGCTAGAGTCTAATTCAAAGTCGTAATTAAAAGCGTCTGCATCCATCTCGCCATAGTATTCATCTAGCTTATTGTCTTTAGCCGCCTCATACTCTTCGTGGGTTTCAAAAGGCATATATACAGTAAAGCCATCAAAGATATGTTCGTGGTAACCTTCGCCACCCATTTCGTTAGCTCTAGCCCTAGCCTCTGCTATAGTGGTAAAAACGTCATTCATACCAGCCACCAGTCTTTTTTCAGTAGTATCTTCTTTTACTGGGTCTGGTGTCATATCTGGCATATCTGAATTACCTATAGGCAATAAGTTAGCTGGAACATAATAGTCATTCATCTCTGTATTTTCTTCATCCTTACCGTAGCTCATTGCCATACGTTTCTCGTTAGGAGTAAGCCACCAGCTCTTAGACATTTGCTCTACTATCTTTTCAGTCTCCTCTTGGAGTTCTGGAATTACTGAGGTATCAAAGTCTATAAATAGATTATCGCCAAATTTAGGAGCTAACCATCTGTTTAGCTCGTCTCTAATTTTATAAAGCTCTGGTATTACAGCATTAGTATAAAGCATTTTACGAGCCTCTTTTACATTGTTGTAAGTTGCTGACTCTACATTATTCAATAGTACCGCTGGTATATTATAAACGTTACAAAGGTCTTTTATAGTTGTATTGTACTGTTCTATAAGAGAAAGGTCGGCAGCGTTAAGTCCAAAGTTAACCCAGCTTAATTTTTTAGGAGTTATAATAACGTCCCCAGCATTATTAGAGCCTTGGTATTGTTTTCTAAACTTCTCTTTAAGCTGTCTGGCTTGCATTTCGTTGAGGTCGCCCTCTTCACTCATAAGCACCCCTCTAGCTGTTTGATTTTGTAAGTATTTAACTCCAGTAGTAAGCGCCTCGTTATTAGCATCCATTGACCTTAGTCCAGCTTTTAGCGGTGACATACCATACATATTAGCACCAGTTCCGTCTGCCAAAGGATTGTAGTCTTTTATATGGCAAACATCTTCAGCGGTCATCCTATAAGTACCGTTATACTCCATTGTATAATAGTCTACTGGTTTCATCAAACCGCCAGAGTGTATTTCCACAGTTTGGCTGGGTAATACATACAGTTCACCAAATTTACCAGCATTAACTCCGTTCTCTGGAGCTATACCGTAGATATAACGGTTTCCAGTTAATTTACCAAAAGCTATTATCTCTTGGATAAAGCTAGAATAAGATTGAGCTGGATTAGGGCGCTCTAGTAATTCGTGTAGCTCGGTGTCTTGTAGTTCTACTAAAGCATTTTTCAAAGATATTTGCGCCCTTGGGTTTGTAAGATTTGCAAAGTCTCCAGAGGTAAGCGCTTTGTATCTTTTTAATTCGTTTGCATTTTGTACCTCATAAACTTGAAAAGGAACGGTAGACGCTGCTTTTGTTATAAGGTTAACTATTGCATATACGGTAGAGTTAAATCTATAGCCTTTATTTATATAGCTGTCGTCATTATCTTCTGAAGTTATAAGCGTTTCGCCTAAAAAATTATAGATAGCTCTGTTAAAAGCTAAGTTTGTTTGTTGACTGTTTTTGTTCACTAAATTCTTGAACCTATCTAATATCGAAGCCATTAAAATATATTTTTACAAAAATACTAATTAAATTACAAAAAATTCCGAACGCTTAGAATACTGTGAATAGGTACAATATCTAAGACTGTCCATCAAATGATTTAGGCGGTCTTTTGGCTTGTTTATTATAGTGCCATCTTTTAATTGCTCCCAATAATAACCAGAGTACTCTTTAGCAAAGTTCTTAGATTCTTTAGAAACGTAAACGTCAAACTCCTTTAATAAACTAATGCCAGCATTAATAGAACCTTGACCCTTTATAGCCGCCTTTGCAAAGATACCCATTCTGCGCAACTCTTCACCACTCTTAGGCTCGGCGCTATCGTAAAAGGTTAGCGTCCTATCGTAGCCTTTCTCTTTTAAAAATGTAGCTAGGTCTTGGTTAGTCATTCCAGTTTTATATAGTATTTCGTGAACATATAACTTATTTTGTTTTTTAAATACTAAACAAGCTGCTGCTGGGTCTGAACTAAATCCAAAGTCTAAACCTATTACCGCCTCGCTTTCTAAATCAAAGTCTGGGAAATCTTCATAAGGTATAAACTGCCAGTTGCTAAATATTTGCCTAGCTGAATATACCGCTCTTTGACCCTCACCATATACTCGCCAATAGTCTGGGTCTTTTTCCCTCATTCGCTCTATTTCTTTTACTATCTCTGGAGCTAAAAAGTTATTGTCTTTGTATGTTGTTATAATAGTTTCGCAGTCATCTCTGGTAATTATATCTTCATAAATCCAATGTATAGGGTCTGAGGGATTAAAGTCTATTATAATCTTTTCGCTACACCTAAAAGCTACTTGTACTAGGTCTTCTTTATCTAGCTCATTCCCCTCGTTTAATACGGCTATATTTCTTTTTGACCCTCTTATTTTTTGTGGCTGGTCTATTGACAAAAACCTTACTAGGTGCTTACCATACTGAAACGTATTTTCTGCTTTATTATGTACACCATCAAAATAGACCCCAGTAGATTCAGCAATACTAAAAAAGTCTCTCATAATAGAGGCTTTAAGAGCTGGTAATGTTTTTCTAATAACATCAATAACTATAGGGTCTTCTCTAACAGTAAGCAAGTAAATTAGGTATTGACAAATAGCGTAAGTCTTACCAGAGCGAGTTCCGCCTTGGCTAACAAAGTATCTAGCCTCTGAATTTATAAGGTCGTAAAATTGTCTATTGCAAAGCTGGTTTACTTTTTGGCTGGCTTCCATTCAATAAGCGTTGACTTTATACCGCCCTCGTGTTTAATTTCTTGTCTAGTGCCATTAAGCCTATGAGCCTCGTGTTCTTCGCTAATCATTTTCATAGCTGCAATCTGCAAGCTAGGAGTTTCTGAATTTATCCAGTTGGATAACATCTTTGTTTTTTTAGAAACTCGCATTTCCTCAACTGCCTTTTTTATAGTGTTCGATTCGTGCAGTTTTAAATCATAAAAGGTAGTTTTAGAACAAGGTAAAAACGCTACAATATGTTCTATAAACATAAGTTTATGCTTATCTATTGCGGCTAATGCTTTTTTTTCTAATTCTTTTGGGTCGTATGCCATTTATTGCCATCTAAAAGAAATGCCTAAAATACCTAAATATATATCTATTGACTTCATAGTATCGACTTCAAAAGCGTCTAAGTATTCTACGCCAATACAAAAGCCCATTAAAGGATATATTTGTACTTCACTCATTTCTAAGTTTATTGTACAAAGTTAGGTAAAATTCCCAGATTACTTCTTGATAATCTTTTTTAGAATATTCTTTACCAGAGGTTTCTGTTTTACCATTGCGCTCTAAAATTAGAATAAAGTTTTTACCTTTTATTTTAGGGTATATTCTTATGTTATTGTCAGTTGCCCATTTAAAGGCTTTATAATGGTCTTCTGTCATCAAAAAGGCAGTTTATCGTTTATACTTGTTAGTCTTTGTTTTTCTTTATCTATACTACAATAATAACCGCCATTCTTAAAGTCTGGAGCTATCATAAAAGAACCCTGCTGCCCATTCTCTTTACGCTTAACTTTTTGAATGTGAATCTCTACAGCATCAGTTCCAAACTTAGTTATTTCGCCTAGCTTTCTGTATATAGTTAAGCAGTTGTAGGCTTTATTAAAGAAATCACTAGAGCCAGAAATATCGTAAGGCGTTGGCACTTTATAGGCTTCGCCCATAACTTCCATTTTTCTAGGGTGAGCTATTAAAAATAAATGCGTATTAGTCTGTTGTACAAACTGAGTTATTTGAGAAAGCATAGCGCCTATATAGCTATGGTCTTTTTGTGCTGAATGGTCTAACATATTCCAAGGGTCAATAACTAATATGTTAACGCCTTTTTGAAATACAAGCTCTTTAAACTTATCTAGTATAGACTTAAGAGTTAAGTTTTCTAGGTCAATCTTTATAAAATAAAAATGGTCTTCTATAAAGTCCTTTGTATTGTTTAGGTCATCATTAGAGCAGTTTTTTTTATTTAGTTTATTAGCTATGCGTTTAATGTGACCTTCATAAGGAAACGACTCTGGCGCAAAAAAAGCAGTTCTAAAACCTTTTGTAAGTGCTAGATTAACAGCAATTTGGTCAAAGACGTCAGACTTACCAGCATTGGGTATGCCAGTAACAACAGACCACTCGCCAAAAGAAACATTAAAATAATTGTCAGAATCGCTAAGACCGATTGAGAAGTTTTTAATACCCTTTTCATTATAAAGCAAAACATTTTCCCAAATATCGTTAATATTTATAACTCCATCTAAAGGGAACGACTTAGAGCCTTTTAAAATAGTGCGTAGTGTCTCAGCACCTTTCTTGATTAAAACCTCGTTAGCGTCCTTGTATTTGCTAAATTCTACATACTTACATCGATACTTACCGAGACGTCTGGCTAGTTCGTTTCTTAAATTTAATCCAGCGTCGTCGTTATCAGTACAAAGTATTATTTCTTTTTTGTCTTCAAAGTAGCTATAGCAATTATCTAAATAGTCTAGTCGCTGATTACCTTTAGACGCTCCATTAGGAACTGAGACTACTGAATAAATACCAGCCTCAAATAAACTTAGAGCATCCATTTCGCCTTCTACTATATAAGCTTTTGAGCTGTCTTTTATGTTGTCTAAGCCGTAAAAAATAAGTTCAGCTCCAGATACTAGTTTAAAGTTTTTCTCAGCATCCCTATATTTTACGTTTATTAGTTCGCCATCTCTATAATAGTTAAAGTTTATGGCTTTACGGTTTTTAGAAATCTGTGGAAAATACTCACTACTTTCTGTAATTTTCCAATTAACTACGGTAGCCTCAGAAATACCTCTTCTATTAAACCAGCCTAGGGTTCTGTCTCCTAAGTCAGATTTAATTACAACTGGCTTTACATATTCTTTTTTTGGTTTGAATTTTACATTACCTCCCCAGCCGCAATGGTGACAATTATATAAGCCCTCTTGTAAATTTACACTAAGACAGCGGTCTTGTTTGTTTTTTCTCTGGTGAGAGCATTTTGGGCATTTTAGTTTTTGGTTGTTCGCATTGGATTTTACTTCTATTCCTAATGCTAAGAAGTCTTGAATCATAATGAGTTTTTTAGTTTGGTTATTTTATAATAGTCGGCTAATTTATGTAAACATTCTTTTAGGTTTTGATTTCTTTTATAATTTACGCCTCCAGAATAAATTCTATTTACTGTTGTATTTTCCATAGATACAATCTCTTGAGGGTCTGTATTATGCTCGCAGTATATTATAAAAGCATTGCCATTAGTTTTTTCCCAACAGTCCACAATTCTTTTAAATACTAATTCTTGACCTATAGAATTAGGCACGCCTTTTAGTTTTATTTCAAATAGAATTAAGTACTTATTATCAAATTCTAAAACAGCGTCTATATCTGTAGGGTGTATTTTAGAATTACCTACGCCTCTAAAGTCTAATACTTGCTTTATTCTTTTATTGTATTTAATCATTTAGTTATAGCTTTAAAATCTTTATCGGCAAACTTTTGCAAAAACCTATCTAGCTTTCTAACGCCATTTTTAGATTTTCTTAAACTAACTAGAGACAGAAAGTTATCAGCCCAAAATTCATCCTTTCTAACCTTTTCTAATAAATAATACAACTGCCTTGGGTTTATTTTATCTTCACTATTACATAATCTTATAACGTCTAGCCATTGCTTTTTTTGGTATTCGTTTTTTGGTCTATTACGTTCTGGAAATAATGGCACTATGTACTCATAAGACTTTAAAACTTGTTCGCTGAAAGCGTGGTCACTATTATTATTTATATTATTAATACTAGTATATATATTATCTTTAACAATTTTGTTTATAGGGTATAAGCTTTTTTGCTTATAGGTATTAACAAAAATGTAACGCTTTTCAATTTGCTTATTTTTATTTCTTATAACTTTGGTTTTTATAAATCCAAATTTTTCAAGCTGTGAAATCCATCTACTTACAGTTCCTTTTTCTACGTTATATAACTCAGCAAAATACGAGTTTTGAGCAAAACATTTACCGCTCTTATTTGTTAGAGCGCTTATTTCTGCATAAAGGAGCTTTGAGTTTGGAGCTAGGTCTTCTGAGTACCTTACCTCAGCTGGTAAGATAGCGTAATAGCTTGGTTTCATTTTTTAAGAGTTGTCTACTAAGTTTTTTATATGGTCGCAAAAGGTACGAATGTCGCCAAATATTCTAGAAAAAGCCTCTAGCGAAATTTCATTATTTTCATAAAGCTCGAACAGCGTTTCTATTAATAAGTCATATTCTGCTAAAGTCATAGTACCTATATACTCATAATTAACATTTTGTTCTAAAGCAGTTGTATTAGTGCGCCAGACCTTTTGGCTAGTCTCATTATAAAAAACTTTTTTGTAATCGCTATACATTTAAATCAATTCTATATTTAAAATAATTGTCTATTATGTCCTTTGCTTTATCAAAAGAGTTACACCAATGAGCGCTCCAGTTTCCATTCTCAAGCATTTTAAGGCACTCTAACTGACTTTCTGTTGGTTTATTATACCCAACCTTCAATTCAATAGCTAAACCGCTAAAACCGCCTCTATTTTCAAAACAGAGTATATCTGGCACTCCAGCCTTACCGCCTAAGTATTTAAATTTATATCGCTCAAAAGGAGTTCTACGACCTTCATTAGGGCAATGTATAGTTAAAGTCTTAGGAAAATTAAGCCTTAAATAAGATATTACTGCATTTTGCAGCTTATCTTCTTTTGATAGATATTTATCGAAGTTATTTACAGTCAACGCTTTAAATTTATTTTCTAAGTTATTAAATTTTACTTTAAAATCTTGGTCATATTGTAAAAATTCTTTAGCTCGCCTTATAGAATGTAATACGGTAGCGTGGTCTCTGTTTATTTCCTTGCCTATAATTGCTAAAGAATAGTCAGTATATTTTCTAACAATAAGGCAGTAGATGTGCCTAGCCTCTACTAAATTTCGACGCCTTGATTTTACAGATATTTTACAGTTTTGGTCTTTTTCAACCAGTCGTCTAATATGTATGGGTTTTATAGTAATCATAATACAATAGAACCGTCTTTATTAGTATTGTCGCTGTATATTCCTAGAATACCTTCACCGTCGAGGTAATGTTTCCATTGTCTGAGAGCGTGCTTATATTTAAAACGACCTCTCTCTATTTGGTCTTCATTTAAAGCATAAACAGCAACGTCAAAAGGGTGAACGTTTCTAATAGCTATAAATCTAAAACTAAAAGGGTTATAACCTAAACAGTCGCAATAAAAAGCAGCTTGTAAGTCGTAATTTCTAAAGTTTATTTCACTTCTAAACGCCCTTATACTTATATCCTTTGAAGTTTTAATATCTGAAATCCAACTATCACTATGGCAATCTGGGCGAACTCTAACTGGTATGCCTTCAAAATCTAAATAGTGAGACTGTTCTACAATTCCATTACCGTAATGCATAGCTATTTTATTATCTTCAAAATGAGCTAGGATATTAAATAAGTTTTGGCTTTGTTCTTGGTCTATAAGAATTTTATCTCCAGCATCCTTTAAATACACTTTTTTAGCTTCTTTATTTGCCTTGAGCCTTAAATCTAACTTAGGCATAACATAATACTGCTTTTTAAACTCTTCACGACCTTCATAAAGTAGCGTATGAACCGCTGTGCCAAATTTCATTGCGTCGCTCTCAAAAGGTTTTTGATTTAAAAAATAATATACAGACTGGCTATATATAGTTTTTAATCCAGAGGCTGAAATACTGTCGCTTGAATGATATACATCGTTGGTGTCAAATACTTTTCTCATTTCTTTTATTTTGGTTGATTAGATTGTAATATTTATTTTTCCAGCTGTCTAGCTTTTTCTTATTATAATTAGCAGCAGCCTCTGCTATTACTAAATTTTCTTGAGCCTTTTTTAATTGCTTTTGTAAGTCGTAAACTTTGCCTTTTAAAAACATAGTAGACGCCTCTAAAAACTCTAGGCTGTTTTTTTCTGTTTCGTCAATTATAATATTTTCGTTTGCCATAATTTTAGTTTTTATTCTTTTATTTCTTCAATAAAGTCTTGTAAGGTAGTTAGTAAATAATATAAATTCTCTTCATCTAAATTTATATAGTTATACCCTTTAGTATTTAATTCTACAAATTCTTGATTAATAATTACACTAATTGGGTCTAATTCAACATCAACTATTTCAACCTCATAACTAATTAGAGAATCGCTTTCGTTATAAGTTTTTTTTAGATTATATGAATTAGGATTTAATATTTTACTTATGTTAATTTCGTTTGCCATATTAAAAAAATTATGGCGACCCCTAAGAGCCGCCAGTTAATAAATAAATTAAAAAGGTAAATCATTAGACTCTTCTGGAGCTTGTACTGGTTTAGTTTGGGCTGGTTGCATCTCAGAAATAAGACCGCCTAGATAATTTTTACCAGTTGATTTAGCTGTATTAACCCAAGCGGATACTCTAAACTGCTTACCGCTAGCGTCTGTCATTGTACCAGAATAATCTGGCTGTTTGTCTTCAGTCTTTTGCTCGTTTTTAAATAGACTAAAGGAGTTTGGTTTTTGTTCGTATGTACTCATAATTCAAAATTATTAGGGTTATTAATAGGTTTAATCGTGTTATTAGATTTGCGGCTAACTGTTTGGTTAGCGTCGTCGTCTTCGGCTTCTAATCCTAAAAGTGACTGTAAGCCATAACGTCTATAGTATGTAATCTCAGAGCCGCGCTCTTGAGGTTTTATAGATTGTATTGCCAAACCTTCTGGCTTATCTGGAAAAACAGCGCCAGTATCTGAGTCTATAATTATTGTAATAACTTCATTTTTAATTATAGGCTGGCTTAAAAACAATTTCTCAGATTTTAGTATTGGTTTTACTACTCTTAAAATTGAATTTATATCTGTATAATAGCTTTTAAAAAAAGGGTTTGATTTATCTTTCTTAATCGCCTCTACTTTGTGAAAGACGTTAAATATCTTTTTGGCTAATTCTGGCGTCATAATATAATTCTAGTTGTAAATTAATTTCTAGCTGCGCTAGCTTTTTAAGTTCTCTAAAAGTAAACCTATCTGGGTTCACTACCTTAGCCTTAAGAGCTGGGTAGGTTATACCTAGCTCTTTTGCTACATCGTACCGCCTAAGCCCTAAGCGCTTAAGCTCTTTTTTAAAAATTTGCTCTAAACTTTCTGTCATATATTTATTTTAAATAATTGCTCTTATAAATTGTAGTATGATTACTACTAAAAAGGTGATTTGAAATACTGTGGTTAATGCTTTCATATTATCTAAATTTTCTAACTATTTTACTGCCTATAATAAGATTAACATTGTCATTAGGAAACTGCTTTATTAAGCTACCTAGTGCGTCTGTTTCTGATATTCCAAAGTCAGCTTGCAAACCCCAGAAGTCTTTTCTAGTTACTGCTATGGTTATGTGGTTATGAGCGTTAGCGTGAAACTCTGAGGGTATCAGAGTACTTAGCCCATCTTCAAAGCCAACCTCTAAAGAGGTTTGACCTTGGTCGTTAATTGTTGATTGTATAAATAAATTTTCCATTGTTTTGATTGTTTTAAAAAGTTCTAGTTATTTTAACTGGTTTATTAAGTATGAGTAATTCATACATAAACATATTCCTCACTTCAGTTTTTTTACTGATATTCAAATCAGCAAAATCGCTGTTAAAATTCATTCTAGCTAATTCTTCAAGCCTAGTTGATGGTAATACTTCTATTGTTTCAATAGTTTTATTTAGAGATACTTCAGTCATTTTGATTGTTTTGGTTGTTAATTATGACGCTAATTTAAAAAATACTTTTAATTCTACAAAACATTTTAAAGAAAATTTTAAAAAAAAATACTTATAGTTGGATTTTTAAAAAATAGTTTTAATTTAGCAATACAATTAAAAACTAAAAAATATGTATAAAATTTATGTAAGCGAAAAAAAAGGTAAAGTCTGGGGGCTGTTTTTTAGGTATCAGACTGAAACAGAAAAAAACGTTAAAGGGTTTGGTAAAAACTACTTTAAAGAAGTATATCCTAAAACCAGTTATATTTTAGGGTCTCGTAGAACAAGCGGTAGAGCTTGGAATGAAAAAGGCTATTACTTATATGAGAATAAATGGAGGCATATAGGTTTTAGATTTAGATGTTTTGGATTTTATAAATCC